GCCCGGCGCATAGCTTGTCGTGTTGCACTCGCTGTGCTTCACCTGCTCGGCTGTGCTGGTCTTGCCTGTCCAGTCATCCAGTGCGGTTAATCGGTCTGTGGTAGTTTTGCCGCCTGCACTTACCGCTGCACTGCTCCATGTCAGCGTAGCTTCCGTAGGTGCTACCACCAGCATTTTGCCGCCCTCTACGACTAACACGCCCTCGGCTATCTCGCCGCTGTTCTGGTAGCTTGCCCACTTATCCGGTTTGACTGCCAGCGGGTAATCATCGCTCCTGCGGTGAAACATGATAAATACGCCGTCATTCATTGCGTTGAGGTTCAGACCACCCAGCAAAGACGCTTTGAGGTTTGCCAGCGTTGTTTTTGTCACGTTGCCGCTTCCATCGGATAGCGGTATGTACTGTGACGCGCTCATACTGGTTACTGTCGTAACCGCTGCTAAAGTTTTTGTTTTCTTCGTTGCCATAATCCTATCTTTTTAAGGTTTTGTTATATGTTTACCAGTCTCTCGGTAATTTGTACTGTATCCAAGCGCCATAATATTTCGTACTTCCTACCGTCCGTATAATATCCCTACACCAAACTAATTCCATAGCGTCACATACGCTACAAAATTTAAAGTGCTGCTATCAGTTAGCGTTTGGTTTTGATTATAAATTAGTGTTCATTGTCATCTCGCTCATATCTGCCTGTTTGTCGTTGTCCAGTGCTTACCATACGGAGTAGGTCTGCCAGCAGCCGTAGTATTTCACGCCGTTCAGGGTGACGACCACGTCGCGAAGCCATATCAGGTCGTAGGCGTAGCCGATGTGGCCGATATGCCAGACGGCGGAATCGTTGCCAGCCACGTACTGCCCCTCTCCATAGTAGAGGGCGGGGTATCTCTTGCGCGAGGAGGTGCCGTTGTAGGTGTAGCACATGTTCATCTTGATGTTGACGAGGCCGCTGCATCGCTTGATGCGGATAATGTGGCCGTCGTCGTAGAGTTCCATGGCGGGCAGCGTGAGGGTGGTGGTGGAGTCGGAGAGGCAGACGATGTTCACGTCGTCGCGCTTGATGGCGTACGAGGTGGAGTCGAGCACGGTTGTCTTCAGGGCGAGCCCCGCAACGCAGCCGCCGTTTATCTGCATGGCCACGTTCGTCCTCGACCCCTTGGCCGATAAGATGGCGGCGTAGTTGGCATCCAGCCCCCACTGGTCTTGTGTGTCCTCGTTCTCGAAACGGGCCACGGCCCTTACCCCGGTGAGGGCGGGCAGCACGTTTCCACCTATGCCGGCGAAGGTATTGTGGGCATCGTTCCGGAAGATGATGGACGCATCGTTGGTGAAAGGTTCGTTGCTCAGGTCGTTACCCAAGACATTGAACCCGCCGATGGTGCCGCTCTGCACGGTGATGTTGTTAAAAGTGCCTTTATTACAAGTAACATTTCCGTTTTGAACGAGGAATATTGCATTCCCGTCTGAATCTACCTGCTTTATATATCCGTCTGTAGAATTTATCTCAACGTATTTAACACCAAGATTTTCTATAAGTGCGTATGTGGCTAACAGTATCTTTGTCGCCACCAGCTGTATTTTATCGCCCAGCTGCCAGTAGCCGTTATTCCGGTCAGTCGTGCTGCCGGGATAATTGGATGCTGTTTTGGTGTGTGACTTCATGCAGGTGTAGTAATTGTTATTATACAGCACTACATCTATCCACTGCTCGCCAACCTTACCGGCTTGGAATTTATAGCCTACGGCGCAGTCGCTCCACGCCTGCGGGCCGCGAAGCGTTGCGCCTTGCTCTCCTTTATCGCCGGGGTCGCCCTTGCGTATAAACTTTACTACCTGTGTTCTGCTTACACCCATAGCCGTATTACTTTACACTGGTAATGGTTACTGATACATCGCCGCCGGCCTGCTGGCAGTGTGCGCGTGTCACGGTCTGGCTGGCTTTCGGTGTGTCCCGGTCGGTGTTCAGATACACGCCTGCCGCATCTTTCAGCACGAAATAAAACTGCGTATCCAGTGCCTTTGTGGACGTGCCGCGCTTAACCACCACCGGCGTATAGGTCACTTGCCCGTTACCCGTGGTATCTTCGGTTATCGCCTCATCTTCCGGGTTGGGGTGCGGGTCTATGTCGTAAGGGTCGCTGGCATCCATAACGCTCTGTATGTCCGTGCCAATCTCCGCACCGTCACGGTAGACGTGTACCCGGTACTCGCCATAGGTGTTAATGTCGTTGGCATTAACGGTCAGCGTCTGTGCAGTCTTGCCGGAAAGCGTTTCCCAGCCAGTCGCGCCCATCTTTTCCCACACATACGTTAAGCCTTTGGATAGTGCGTTACCGCTCTGGTACGCCATCGCCTTTAATATGCAGCTGCCGCCCTTTTCGGTAATCACGAAATTCTTTGTGTCGCCTGCCGCTATAGTAACGTGGTAGCTGTTTCCTGTCGCTTGCTGTACGGGTATGGTGTAGGTGGCTTGTATCTGGTCGCTCTGCGTGCCGTAGCTGACTGTAGCCACCATCTTAATAACAGCAGGTGCGTAGCCTGCCAGTTCCGCTATGTTTTTGAGGATTTGCAGGCCGTAATACATCTGGTCGCCACTCGGTGCTACTGTTTTGAAATAGCCTGCGAAAGTGCCTGTAGAAACACCGCCACTGAAACTAATCTTTTGGTCGTTGAAATAATACTCCATTGCGTCCGGGTCTGCCACGCCCTCTGCTACTCGGCTGCTGGTGCAGACAAAATACAGTATAGGTTTCATCGTGGCAAAATCCGGGTACACTGCGGTAACGCCATTAGTCGTACCCTCGTACTCTTGGTACAGGTCGCCGCTTGGCGACATGATAACAGCCGTGTAGGTTCCGGCCTTGCTGATAAACTTAATAGTCCTACTGGTGCTTGCTGTACTCATTGTTAAACCTCCGTTTCTTCTTTAGTGGTAGTTTCGGCTGCGGTTTCTTCCGTGTTGTCAGTATCGGTAGTTTCCTGCCCATCTTCTACTATGTCCGGGCTTTCCGTTTCGGGCTGTTCCTGCGTATCATTTTCCGCATTGCCCGGCTCCTGTGTTCCGGCTTCTTCGTCAGTAGGATTTTCGCCGTTTTCGGTTTCCTCGCTCGGTATTTGTATCTCTGCTTCATCCTCCACGGCGGTATCTTCCGCCGGTTCCTGCACATCCTCTACAAACCGTGGGTCAGTGGCGATAGGCAGTTTTCGCAGCACCGTTCCGTCCTGCTCCTCTCTCGCTTCGTGTGCCTGTAGGGATATGCCGCCTATCTGTGCCAATATGCTCGGCAGTTCGGTTAACCTGCCAAATGCAAGCATATCGGCCTGCCACAGCAAATAATTACCGTCCGCAACTTGGTTGCGGTCATTCTCTAATCTTAGGTGTCTTGCCACCTTTGGGTTTACTTTAATGTAACGTGCCATATAATCAAAACTTTTAGTGAATAACCATAACTGCGCCGTCAGCGTCACACATCACCGCGCCATCGGCATTATCTATAAGTGCGCCGACATATCCACGGTCTTTAACGTCCAGACCGATAACCGCGCCGTAGTTCTCATCCATTTTGGCGGTAGGTATTATCGGGCTTATGCCGTGCGCCACCAGTGAATAACTTAGGCTTCCGCTTGCTTTGTTCGTAGCGATATACCACAGCGGTAACAGTTCCTTTTCCGCGTTGTCTATCTCTCCGTTAGTGGTGCGGATAATCGCCGTGGGTGCTATATTCAGCAGGCCCGCCGGAATGTTGTACGGTACGCCTGTAAAATCAAACTCGTACTTTGGTATCCGGCGTATGAAACTGGCTATAGCCTGTGGGCTGGCATCGGTCAAAGCCACGCTGCCGGGGTTGCCGTCTGCGCTATACTTCACCCGGCACCGCAAATACATTTCATCACCCATCAGCCAGCGGTTAATAGTTACCGTGCCGTTGCTGTTCACCGTAATATCGTAGTCCATTACAGCGTCACTTCCTGCGGTTCGCCACGTGCTGCCGTCCAGCACTTCCCACACCAGCGCATATTTGCTGCTGTCGCACGGCTTATCGCCCAGCCATACCGTAGCCTTAACGGTCTGCGTCTGTGGGTCTGCCAGCGGGTTAAATATCGTCTGGTCGGCTGCGTCCAATTCTACCCGCACTTGGTCGGATGCACTGCCACAGCTGATTAAATAACTGCCCTGTATAATCATCACCTGCCCGGTGCGGCTGTCTACATACTCGGCATAAAATACCAGCGTAATAGGTACTTTCGGCTCTGCGTTCCTCTTTACCTTGATACGCCCTGCGCTGCCGCCGCTGGTGGTTATCTCGTAGTTACTGTTACCGGTTCCTATCAGCGTCTGCGTGCCGTTGATATTCTCGTACCAGCGTATATTTGTCAGTGCGTGGTTAATGCGCCCTGCGCCTATCACTTCGTCTTTGTCTATCACGGATACGATAGGCTGGATTATTAGCGGGGTCAGCGTATAATCCGGCGTATATTCCTGCGTGTCGGTGCTATAGTTCTGCTTATCCGGCACACTGCCATCTACAGAAAATGATATTTGCAGCTGTAGTGGCTTCCAGTTAAAATCAAACCGTCTTGTTTTCATGCGCCGCCCGGATTAAATCAGACCCAAAACAATACCTACAGCGTCTGCCAGCAGGTCGCGTTTCTCAAACGTGCCTTTTTTCAACCGCCTATCCCAAATAAATTCTTTGCCCAGACCGATAGCAGCGGTAATCAAAACCGCTGCCCACAGTGGCAAAAAGTTACCTAACAGCTGCATAATCACCATACAGCAGATAATGTGCAGCAAACCGTCTACTCCGAAATAGTCTAAAATCTTTTTCATATCTAATACTCCTTTCTATTAATACTGGAAAACTGCGTTTGCGGTACCAGCTTCGTTACCCATTCCGTCCCGCAGCGTTACCGTGGCTATGAATTTCAGCACCTTTGGCACATACCCGTTAAAATCGCAATCCTCTACCGTTAGGTCTATGGACTTACCAGCCCCTGCGTGTTTCAGTGCCCACGCATTATCGGATGCTACACGCTCCACGCCGTTAGCATCTTCGCTGTAGCGCGTCCACTGTACATCGGCATCCAGAATGTCAGCCGTTATATCCATATTGTACAGACAGGCTATTATGGTCAGCGTTAGATTAAATTTGTCTGGGTCAAACAGATAGTCGGTTTCGGCGAAGTCTACGGTAAAATCCGGGTTTCCCTCCACCATCGCCCAGTCGGTGTTATTCCACGCCGGGGCTGTGGTTGTGCCGGTTTTGGCGCATCGGTATTTGCAGCCGTTATACCATACGTCCGAAATCTCGTACCTGCCTGTATTCGGGTTCAACGCTTCGCAGTAGTAATCGCCTGTGGCACTCCACGGGCCACGGTCTACTATCTCGCTAACCGGCTTGCCTTGATAGTCTATGCGGATTATGTCCTGTACGACTATGCCACGCGCATACAGATAGTCTTGCCCCTCCGCTATCGGCAAATCCAGTTCGCGCAGAAACTCCGGCAGTTCGCCAAAGGTCGCCCCATAGTTGGTACGGTCTATGATAGGCTTTGTTACCCCAGTAAGCCGCACTATGCGCCCCTCGGTACTGGATAGGTATATGCAGCTCTGCCGTTTCGTGTCGGTCTGGTTTCCCCACCGGGCTATCTTCATCATTTCGCACGGTGGGTAATTCGTTCCTGCCGGTACTTCGCTGTCCGGGTATAACGTCACCTCGATATAGTTGTTAGCAGTGTTCACACTGTTTACACGCATCCAACTGGTGTAATATACGCCACTGCCGGTAGCCAGCGTGTTAATGATACCTTTCAGCACATTATTAGGGTACTGCGCCGTGAAATATCCATCCCATTTGCTGCGCAGATGCAAACCGTAGCAGTTATCGCCCAAATCGTCCACGCTCTCTATGGTGTCCGCCTCCGTTAATAGCTGGTCGCCCTCTATGGCAGATAGGCGGTTTATTATTAACTCCATGCACTCAAAGTAGCTGCGCACCCGGACGCTTTCAAATTCTGCGTTTCCCAGTTGGTCTATCCCTGCACCCTTTCCGGCATACAGCGACTGCACAAACCCGCCAAACTCCGCGCCGCCCAAAAACTTGATAAGGTATTTCGTAGAATCCTCCTTGTCTTTGCGCAAGAACGTAGCCAGCGACCTAAGTGCCGAGAACACGTTGCTGTCCGATGCCGGAGTTGAATCGTTGGTACGTATGACATATACACCGCTACCGCCGACTCCCGTATACGTGTTACCCTTGAACGTTAGGGTGTCAACCTTGTCCTCGATGTCCGCAAGGCGTGAATACTGCGCACTCTCGCCGATGGTGTAGATGGGGCTGTCGTAAGGGATGTCGAGGTTCATTTCCCAACCGATGACACGGCTCACCCTGTTGTCGGTAAAGAAATCGGGGGCGACGAGGGTAATCTTCTGTCCTACGTCGAAAGTACGGTGTATCTGGTCGGCAAACACCCAGTCGGAGCGTAGCGTCGCCGTGTAAGTGCCATCGTCAACCTTCGTCTTGGCAACGTACTCCTGCGCCTTCTGCAACAGCTCCTGTTCAGCCGCAGGTATGTATTGGTCAGAGACAAGTTGTATGTCAAAACCGAAAAGCACGTACTCGTCGCCGTCCTCCGGCTTGATGGTGTCGTCGGGCAGGAAGCGTCCGTAATCCTCGTTGCCTACAATCTCCCAAAGTTGCTCGGCCGGATTCTTTTCGTCCGGATTGAATGTCACACCGAACGTCATGCCGTTGAGTTTGCCCGATTGGAACGTGATTTGCAGTTCCTGTCCCTCAAGGATGTAGCCCTCGTCGAACGTCAGTCCGCCGTCCTTGTAGCGGTAATAGGTATATGTTGATTGCGTGCCGTCCTCGTTATCCACCGTTTCGGTGCGTGATGTGACGTTCTGCAACGTGCCGACACGGCGGGGGTAGATGTCGTCGAACACTACAATGTCCTCTATTACCTCCGTCTGCGACATATTAGGATAAGCGTCGATATAGGGAGTTCCCTGCGGAAGCATGAGCCTTTTCTGCACAACGCCGTTGACTACCGCCTG